TATTAAATCTATATGGGCTACTTTTACTTTTATAAATATTGAGGGAACTGTTGATCCTCGCATCACACCTGGTTACACGACGGCCTGGGACTTGATAGCTTCTGCAAACTTTACTCAAAAGTCCACAACTGGGTTTGTTGGCATAGGGACAACGAATCCATCCGTCGCCCTTGATGCCTACACGGGTTCCATGAACGCGGCAAGCCTCGCTCTAACATCGACTCCTTCAGCCGCCGCAAATGTCCTGACCGTCATTAATACCGGAGCAACGGGAAATATAGCTCAATTTTCAGGTACTTCGGGAACGGCCATGATAATTAATAATGCAGGTAAGATGGGAATAGGAACCACGAATCCCTTATATGCTTTAGATATTTACAATTCTACGGCTGGAGGCAACCTTCCCTTTATACGTATTGGTGGCGGTGGAACTCTTGGCAATCAGGTCGGAATAAACTTGATGCCTTGGACATTGCGAACAGGAGGGTCCCCTGTGCAGATCGTGGCTACAGATGATGGGGGCTCTTCAGGATATCTCACGTTTTTGGTAGCTCCAGCTAACGCTACGGGTGCTGCCACCGAAAGAATGCGAATAACCACAGCGGGGAATGTCGGGATAGGAACCACAAACCCGGCCGTTGCTCTGGATGTCTACACAGGAACCATGAACGCAGCGTCCATAACTTCCACCGCCCACACATCTGCCACTCTCACAGCCAGTGGAACACCTGTAGCCGCCGCAAATGTCCTGACTGTGATAAATACAGGAACAACTGGAAATATCGCGCAGTTTTCCAACTCTTCTGGAAATGTGGCAATGATGATTAACAACATAGGGAATGTAGGGTTTGGAACCACGAATCCCGGCCGAAGGGTCGAGTGCACTTCAAACATAGGACTCGCTCAGATTCCTTTGCGCCTCAGTAATTACAGCACCTCGCCGCTGTCTAAAAGCACTACACTGGAGTTTTCCGGTACCGATACAGCATCTACATTGAAACAGGTTGGTCTGATCACCGCCCAGGGATACAACGGCGACTATACAAGTGGAAGTTTCCTTTCATTCTCTGTAATTACCCCGCCTTTCACAGCCACCGCAACTTCTGAATTCATGCGGATCGCAAGTGCGTCACCGTTCGGCGGCCAGCCCTTCGTAGGTATAGGCACGACTGCTGCGATTGCTAGTTCCAATGTGGTAATATACGGATCGAACTATCAGACTGCCACAACGGGGAGTTTCCCGTTGGTCATCTCGGCCGACTCCACCATCAAGGTTTACAATAGCGGAAATAGCGTCTTTGCAGGAGATCCGGGTCAGGGCCAACTCATTCTTTGCGGGGCAACGACTCCCGCTTATCGCCTTGCGCTAATGATTGATACCACAAACCACATAGGTCTTATTCAGGCCGTTCAGCAAGCCACTGGAGCCCTTCCCCTCTGTATAAACGCCGGTGGGGGAAATGTCGGAATAGGAACCACAAACCCTGGTGCCATGCTTACGGTCGGAGATCTCTCGAGCGTCTTCCAGAGCGGAACAGCCTCTATTACGAAATTAGCTCTTGGAGATTCCACAGTTAACTCATCCGGTGGAAAGATTAATATATATATTGGTAAAAACTCGGTGACAAGTAACGGATTTTTTACAACTTATAACCACATTAGCGACGGAAGCTCCCAAAATTATTTGAATTTTCAGGCATATGGTTTTAATGGAGCCGGTCCCTGTTTCCAGGCTTCTGGGAACGTCGGAATAGGAACGACCAATCCCGCCCGTCAGTTACATGTGTATGGCACTAGTGTAGGGGGCGGCCCCGCTGTAATTGACCAGACATCGGCTACATTTACCGACGTGGTTCTTCTTGTTCGCCAACTTCAAGATGGCCCCTCAAACACTGGTTACAATCTTTTAGTTTTACAGTCAGGATCGGCCAATACAAACCGTTTCGTTGTTCGTGGTGATGGGCTGACTTATAGTTCATATATTACAGGCGGGGCGACGACTCTTTCTGTTGATGGCAGTGGTAATATTATCCGAACACCTTCCGATGAAAGATTAAAAACTGATATTCAAAATATTGAATATGGTCTTGATTCTGTCAATGCGCTTCGTCCCGTGACCCATACTTGGATAGATACCGAGCGATACGGTTCTGGGCGCCAGATTGGTATGATTGCCCAAGAAGTTGCACAGGTCCTGCCCGAAGTCGTGAGTGCTGCAAATGATGCGGACCATACCCTGAGTCTGGATTACCAAAAAGTCGTTCCTGTACTCGTCAAAGCAATCCAAGAACTCTCGGCACGCATCGCAATCCTCGAGGCGAAATAAGTTCTATGAACTTAATAGAATGGCTGCCAAGGAGATTCTCCTCTTTGGAAGCTCACAAAGTCGAGACACCAGTCTCTATCCTTCAGGGAACTCTTACACAATATTCTTGTCGAGTCCCGTGAAGAATATAGAACGTGTTGATTTGGTTAGCGCCCGGGTCCCAAACTCAATGTACAACCTGACCAACGGCACTGGGGCTATCATGATAGGAGCAACTCTGGTAAACCTAAACCCCGGGTTTTACGGGGTCTACGACATGGCTACGGCCCTGACCAACACGGGCCTCGTCACAGTCACCTATCTCACTTTCGAAGGAAAGTTTATATTTAGTTCTGCTAGCGCCTTTGGCGTCCAGGTCAACTCGGCCCAGCTCTCCAACATACTGGGCATCCCCGTGACGACCAGTCCCGTGGCAGCCACGCAAGTCCCTGGGTCCGGGTCATCCTGGCCAACCTATGCGAACCAGTACATCTTAACCTCCAATGTAGTTGTGAATGCATCAATAGGCGAGCAGATATTCCTGGACATTGATGAGCTCAGGACCCCTCGGCACATATTCACAGGAGGACTCGAGTATGTGAAGCAGCAGTCGGGCTCCGTGTCATACACGACCCAGCTCACTTCCGGGTCTGGTCCGAGCCGATCCTTTGCTCCTATAACACTTGATGTCAATTCAGGTTTTGTCAAAAACTTTCACGAAAATAAAGATTATAAAATTTCTGTTTTTTACCCGGAGCCAATCAACAAGCTGCAGAGGCTGACGGTCAGATGGGTGGATATAGCAGGTCAACCGCTGATATTCAACGGCCTGGAGCAAAACTCTTTCATCTTGCGTTTGCACATACGGGCGACGGTGATGGAGCCGACCGAGGAGGAGACTGAACTCGAGCGCCGTGTTGCGGAGCTAGAGATTAAGCGATTTATTGAAGATCAGGAGGATAAGGCTGAGCCCCCGCCCCCTCCGCAAAAGACGCGCTTCGGCAAGTGGACGGTGGTTCTCCTGGCACTTCTGGGAGTTTTGGGTTATGTATTTTATAAAAGATTCCTGAGACCCAATCCCGTTGGGGATCTTTAGCGGGTCACCGCGTAGACCTGGCCTGGCTTGTTGATGACTACATTCTTGGCAGTCATCTTGATGATGATGTAGACCAGGACGGACAGGAGGGTTGTCAGGAGGGCGGTGATCAGGAAAAAGTGCGAGCTCTCCCTGGGGACCTTGATCAGCATGGACACGACGGCCCGAACAAAGTCCAGCCAGCTGAGGGAGGCGGTCAGGGCAAGAGACCCGACAATTGCGTTAAGAGCGAAAGACTCAACCTCCACGGCGGTTGACACAATAGCGCTGGCCATTTACTGTATGTCTAGAAAAATTATTTGAGTACTGCCATCACAAGACCACAGACGGACAGGAGGGTCGTCACCACCAGGACCTTCTCTCGCCAGTCCTGGGCGCAGTGACACTGCTGACGCTGGATGGAGACGAGAGAGCTGACGAGTGCGTAAAAGGCGACAAAGCCAAAGAATCCTATCGCGCCGGTCAATACCCGCGGCGGCTTGAGGACCATGAGAACGAGTGGCCACACAATGGCGAGAATGTACCAGTACTTGAGGACTGCTCGGCGCCAGTCGTTGGCACAAGAGCACCCCTTCTTTTCAAGATCAAGGACCCATGTCAGGGCCATGATGTTCAAAAGAGTCCCGACAATGGTAGCCATTTATTGTTAAACAATATTTTCATTCCGAGTCGTAGTCTGAGGAATCCGGCTGGATACATGACCACTTGTTGAATATCACATCTTCATCAGAGTCGGACATCTGAAAAATACTAAATTTTGTTTTTTCAAATGGCTGGGGCTCCCTGATGAGGGCGTAAAAGACGCAGAAGCAGTCCCTTCCGGGATCATAGGGCTCCAGGTCCATCTATTCATTTCATTTCTTTTTTGGAAACCCATGGGACGCGGGCCTATGGCATGTAGAAGAGGTACCCATCGTCGCCATCACCATCAAATAAGTTTTTGAGAGTTTTGAATCCATCAACTTGAATTAGCGTCTGGTACCTGGCCCATATGGTCAGGATCCTGGTCGATGGACTCCGCCACGAAGGCATTCGTTGTAAAAAGAAATCAAAATATTGATTTTTTATTCTTCCCATGTTGACCGTCCCGGTCGGTTTGAGATTTTCAGGATCGATTGCGAAAGAATACATGTAAAATGGTTTGGTCGGCACGCGTGTGTGATAGTCGAGAAACTGGGTAGTCCCCAGGTATATACTGGTCCCCCAGAGGGGGTTTACTCTCTGGACTCCTTCAAAATAAATGGCCATTGAATTTAATTGATTTATATTTGAATAATTGTTTGACCAACTGTTTGTCACTGATGTGGCGTTGGAGTAGTCGAACCAATAGTCAGGTGCCAGAGAGGATACATTCCTGACGGTAAAGAACAACTCTTTTACAGGATGGAGGAATTGGGTCACGCACCTGACATTGGCGCTTTTATTCGTCACTTCAAACTGGGCCCTCTGGATGCTTTCGCCAATGTAGATCACAGGCCCTCTATTTTTAATAAAATTCTTTTCGGGTTCGTTGAGGACGGCGAATTCCACGAGATACTGGAATTGTACGGTCGGGAGGGAGGGCAGAGAAGGGCCCGTTGTGAAATAGGTACTTGGGTTTAGATTTATTCTAAAGTTCATATCCTTGACGAGCGGCAGGCCCTTTTTGATACAGGAAAAGGGCAGGGGAACCGTAAACTTGTAGGGGAACCCGTTCGGCGGGAAAAAGTTCGTCCCGGGTGTGTTTGTGCCGAGAATGCTCGTCAGAGAAGTCTGCTTGGAGGTGGGCACCTGGCACTCATTGAGTAGCCCTATGTACTCTCCCCACAGTCTCTCCACGAGTTGGGTCCCGGAATACAGTTCAACAAAATTAATCATGAGAAGACCGGCCGATGGAAGAAACTGGCATCCCGGATTCACGGGAAAGTTGAAGGTTAGGTACATGGCCGTCATGAGGTCTCCGTTGAGGGGGATGGGTGCGGAAACCTCGGAACCGTATGTCGGGTCATTGTCAAAAGAGACTTCTATGACTCTCGTGGCAAAGAGGCCCTGGGCCTGATACGCCTCTTTAAAAAATGTAATCTCGGGTTTTCCAGACAAGACGATATCCTCTTGACCAAGTTGTGACAAGAGCTGACGTCCCGCCATCTACTATTATTGGTACATAATTCCAGCCAGGCCATTTTCAACACGGAGTATATTGTACGACACCGCCATGAGGCGGAGGCTCTTGGTCGCCAAAGAGGCCAAGGTGGGAAAGGTAAATTGAATATTCTTTTGATATATGCGATCCATATTTACAGAACCAGTGGGCCGGGTATTCCGAGGATTTCTGCACAAAGGGATGAGGTGAAGTGTCCGCGTAGGCTGCCTGACGTACTTTTCCAAGGGGGCGATAAATCTGGTAAAGTTGTAATCCATCGTGCCTGCGTCAAAAAAGTCCTCCCCATTAAAGGTCAAGGCGACGCCCAAACTCGGATCAGTCTCGTATACATACGGAAGGTCACTGGCATCCTGGATGACAAAGTACAATTCCCGAACTGGCCCGGAGAAATTAAAGTCAAAAGTAAGAGTTCCTGAAAGATTAAAAGTTTCGTATTGAAACTGGCGAATGATGTAGTCCTGGCGATGGCGCGAAAACCACTTGACTTCTGGGTCCGAGAGATAGGCATAGTCCACGATGACCGTTGCCGTGACAGAAGCCGGCGTGCTAATCTGCCCCGGAATGGTCAAAAGAGACTGGAAGTTGTTGAAAGTTACCCAAATTTCCAAATCCTGAAGGTCAAGTGCGCATATCGGCAAAGAGAGTTCAGCCGCCCCGTAAAAGAAAAAGGGCAAGTTTATGTAATAGGTCCGGGCGTTATACACAGTCGACGAGTCTTGTTTTCCCGTCAGTAGCGTGAGGCCCGGTTGGTTCTCTTGGGGAACAAACAAGTCATTATATATTTCAATCATTTCACCGGTTATGGTCTGTATAGACTGACCGCCCATCTTCAGCTCCGCACTGTCTATTAGGTAGGTCCCTACGGAATCCACATATGTATATGTAGTACTCGCTCCCCCGGAAACTCCGGTTGATCCCAAAACTGTAAAATAACTATTTGCCGTGACATTTGTCAAGATTTGACCCGCCAGGGTTCCAGTCAGACCCACTCGTATCTGGTAGTTGTTGGCGAGGTTGCTCGATGGCACGAGGAGATCCAGGGTGTACCCGCCAGTGAGACCTATCGGCAAGCTGCGCGATGCGACGAGGAGCGCTTGGGCAGAGTTCCCGGGCAAGAGGGATCTCGCGAGCGTCGCATCCGTCCCAGACCAAACGGACACATTTGACACATAGGCATTACTTGTTTCAAAATACGAGATTATTCTGTAGTCTGATGAATTGCTGAAACTCAGGTTCCCTCCCGGAGATGTGTGTATGTGGTACGAGCTCCCGAATACAGTTGCGATTGAAGCAAGATTTATATTTGCAGTAGACAACGGATAGTTCTGGGCGCTGGGACGGTACAGAGAGCCGTTTTGCCGGAAGGTGTTCTGCTGGCTCGCTTGGTTTGTACTCGCTCCGAAATATTCAATTGAAAAAGTGGAGGTGGCTATGGCATTGCCAAGTGGGTTTGGATCCTGTGTAGTGATAATTAAAACATAATTATTTGTTGTTGGACTATTCAAGACTTGGACGGGCAAAGTAAAGTTGACGCTTGGACTCGAGGATTGCGGACTGTTCCACTGTGATATAACAACTGGAGTATTGGGTACAGTAAAGTCGACAATACCAACTGAACTGATCGTATTGGATGCGTTGACTGAAAGAGAGCCATGGATATTATACAGACCATTTGTTGCAAAAGAGAATGTGTTATTGGTTAAACTTGGCGTAATGACTTGGTTAAAACCTACCCGGGACACATTTGAAAACGGCAGGGCGTTGTTGACTATGGCCGCGTTGGATCCAATCTGCCAGAACTCGTTAATGTCTGATACCACAACTTCAGTGTCGGCGGCCAAAGTTCCTGAAGCGCCTTCAATATCAACAAAATAGTATTGTGTAACGTCTACGACTTGAAAGGGCAAAAAGGCAATTGGCGATACTCCAGAGAACTGTACATTGTATGTGTATACATAGTCATAAGCGTAGCCAACCTGCGGGTGTGCGTCTAGTGAAGTGTGGCCAATACCTATGCGGGTCGGGTGTCCGATGCTACTCGGGGTGATTATCACGGCATAAATTCCGGGATAAATAAATTGTATATTTCCGCCTGCAGTGTTGCTCAAAAGGGTCGAGATCCCTTGGGCTCCACCCACAAAAGAAGAAAAGTTTATATATGAATAAGGCGTAGTGAATGAAGAAGGGAGAGGGGAAGTCAGGGAGGCGAGGGTCGACAAAGGACTTGGCGCGACATAAACGAGGGAATCAGTCGTGTTTGAAGAGAGCCCGCCGTATTCAATCCAGCCAGATTGTCCCACATCAAAGTTTACCGGGCCTCCGCCTTTGAAGGTCCAAGTGGTGACGGGTTGACCGCCTATCGTTCCAGTGCTAGAAAAGGCGTTGGGATCGAGACCCCAGAAAACTCCTATTGTGGTTACATTATTCGACCAGACCGATACGGTATTAACCCCTGAGGTGAAAACAAACTTGCCCTGAGAGGAACTATAAGTAACATAGGGCGAGAGTAGAGACCCGATCCAAGGAGGTGACGGGACCGTGTAGTAAGTCTGGATGCCGGGTGCTGCGAAAAGTTGGGCCGGCTGGCCGTTTACAAAAAGGTAGGGCTGGGGAACCTGGATAGATACCGGCGTTTTCCATTTGAAGTATATGCTGACGGGAAAGATGGGCGGGAGAGTGACTGCGAGTGTCGTAGACTGAATCATGTCACCCTTGTAAGGAATCCTGCAGATGGCTTGATTTCCCCAAGTTATAACCTGATTTTCAAAAGGTATATTGAAAGATTGAACACTAAAAGGCGTGTGTCTTCTGTAGACGGCGCTGAAGTATGTAACTTGTGGACTCCCCGTGAGGTAGGCGTCCTCCATTCCGAGAGCGGCGAGTTGTACCTCGCCAGCACTCATTCTGTTAAGTTCAATGAAAAAAAGGAGCCGACGATGAGTGCGCAGCACCGTGACCAAAAATATGTGACAACATCCCAGGATGACCATTCAATTGCGGAAATTTGACCCGAGGTCTATGGGCGACGACAAGGTTTGTATTTTCATAGGCAAGCGTGGAACTGGAAAGACGAGTCTTGTCACGGATATTCTTTGGCACAAGAAGAACCTTCCGGCCGGGATAGCCATGTCAGGCACCGAGGAGGGCAACGGACACTACCGCCAGTTTATTCCAGATCTCTTTGTCTATGGAGAATACAACAAGGATGCGATTGAAAAGATTATAGAACGCCAAAAGCGGAACATGGCGCTTGGCAAGTGCTCGCCCGTTTTTATTCTTATGGATGACTGCATGTATGACCGGGCTTTTATGAGAGACTCGTGTATTCGCCAGCTCTTTATGAATGGCCGTCACTGGAAGATTTTCTTCATGATGACGACCCAGTACTGCATGGATATGACCCCCATGATTCGGACCAATGTGGACTATGTCTTTGTCTTGCGAGACAATGTTCGTCAGAATCGTGAAAATCTTTATAAAGCTTTTTTTGGAGTTTTTCCCACCTTTGATCAGTTCTGTCAGGTGATGGATGCCTGCACGGAAAACTACGAGTGTCTCGTGCTGGACAACACCTCAAAGAGTAATGATGTTCAGAATTGCGTGTTTTATTACAGAGCAACTCTTCGGAAAAACTTTCGCTGCGGGTCGGCGGCCCTGTGGGAGTATCACAGGCGGCACTACAATCCCAAGCACGGGGTCTCCGGGGCGGTCAAAACCCTGGGTCGCAAGGCGGGATCATCAAAGGTTGTCGTCAAAAAGGTTTGAGGGCGCGCTCGTCCTCTTTGTAAAAAGTAAAAGTCAGTAATAATGGAGCCCTACGATATGTCAGGAACTACTGACATCTCTTCTGTCATTCCGCAAGGACTTGTGGAGACCCCGCTGAATCCCCCCGAAAAAAACGTTGGTGAATCTCAAATGGCAGAATTCTCAACCTCTCTGGACGAGATTGTGCCGCCCGGCCCTTCCATGCAGATGCAGAACATGACTATGGGCCAACCCCAAGCCCTCGCTCCTCAGATGCCACAGCAGGCCCAGTCGCGGTCTTCCAAGATCCCCTTCAATCTGACTATGGAGCAGTACATGGCGGTTCTGGCCGGCCTGTCCGCAGTGGTTGCCGGGTCCAAGCAGGTCCAGGAGCGCCTGAGCTCCTTCTTTCCCGACGCAGAGGCGGGGTCCATGACCTTTATGCTCGCGACGGCCGTCGTCGCCGCCCTCGTGTTCTATGCGGCCCAGAGGTTCCTCTAGACCGAGGTGGCGCTGCAAGCCCCGGGTCTCGTCTCTAGGGCCGGATATTCTCCCCGCAGTAGGGTCCAACATCACCCATTGTGTACAACCCGTTTTCAGAACAATATTGTTTAAAATCTTTAAAATTATTCCAAAAGTCCTTGGAGTGTTCATACTCTTTTACGGATGTGTGGCACAGCTCGTGAATAAGAACATGCATTGCTGTATTAATCCTGGTTTCAGGATTCATACTAGGATCCATGTCCATACATATGTAAATTTCATACCCCTTGTTGACATTGAAGCCAATGGCTCCTTGGGCCTTGTCCCACCCGTTCATGGCCGTCAGGATGACGCGCCTCTTGATGGGCTCCCACCGCGGGTCGAGATCGGGGTCTGTGTGCAGAATCCACAGGAGCCTTTCGTACCGATCTTTCAGTTGTTTCAAGAGGGGCGGTTGATCATCAAGGGCCAATATGGCCACCAAGAGGCCCAAAAACAGAACGCCAACGACGCCCTTCATCTACTCTTACGCAGACAAAATTTAGTATACAAATCCGAAATGAGTCCATTGGGCCTGGGGATCATAGGCTCCCACATGACAACCTCGAAGCCAAGCCGTTCTATAAACTCCGGGCCGTCAAGCATTGGCTCGGCGCGCGGGCCTTCAGCATAGAACGGGCCATCTGCCAAGTTGACGAGCAGACGGTCGCCCCGAATCTCCAGGGTGTTCCCGAGGCGATCCCGCCATGGCTGCCCGTTTGTGAGCATCTCGGCCCTGGCCTTTTCAGGGACTATGCCTATGAGAAGACCTCCTGGAGTAAGAACCCTATTGATTGCCTCCAAGGACTCTTCATACGAGTCGGCTATGTAGTGTAGTGAAAAGTTGTAACAAATGACATCAAAGGGCCCCTCCACCGCACGGATATCCCCAGGACCGATGATGCGGACCTGGCTCCCAGACTCTGTTGCACGGTTCCGCGCCTCGACCAGCGCCCCCTCGTCAGGGTCGATTGCAAAAACAACAGCCTGCTTCAGCATCTTCCACTTGTGAAGATCCCCGCCTCGTCCGCAGCCACAGTCGAGGACCCGGGCTCCAGGCCAGACATAGTTTCCAATCAGATCTCTTTTGCACTTGTTGTGCAGTCGGCGCATCTCTTGCGCCATTTTACTTAAAAAATAAGAGGCTATTACTTTTAAATGGGTTCTCTCGAGCCAGACTACCTGACGATCCCAGGACAGCTCTTTGCGTGCATCTCTTTCGTCGGCCCCGACCAGCCCCAGAAGAATGATCTTTTGGGTATGAAGATCCGCGGGTGCTTCCCGACCCGTGATGAGGCTGCGAGCCACGCCAAGCGTCTCCAGAAGGAGGATGGCCTGTGCGACATCTATGTTGTTGACATGTACAAGTGGCTCTTGATTCCTCCAAACCGCGATCAGATTGATAATGTCCATTATGCCAATGAGAAGCTCGAGGAGATTATGACCAAGTACCGCGAGAACCAGTCGCAGGCCGCCTCAATGTTCGAGAAGCGCAAGCGCGACATGATGGCCAAGCCTCTCGACGGCCCGTATCCTTACGCCGACCCCTCGGATGAAAACTCCATCTACTACAACCGCCCAGATGTGCCACCCATTCCCCACCCTTCAGAGATTCTGGAGAAGCTCAAGGAGGAGTTCCCCGAGAAGGATGAGGAGATCCTGCGCCGCATGGCTGACGCCGAGGTGAGCTTTGAGATTGCGAAGCGCAAGAAGGAGGATGAGGAGCGGCGCGCCAAGGGAGCCGTGGACCCCGCGCTTCAGGGAACCACGAAGGACGGCGACCTGCCGTCCATTTCCGAGATTTCGCCACCTCCAGCTATTAATTTCTAAGTAAATTACAGATGTGGCTTACAATTATTGGCCTCATGATAGTCGCCTGGTTATTGGCAACAGCTTACGGCCGCCTTCCTATGCTCAAGGCACCGAGCTGGGATGACCCCTTTGCCAAGCCCCCATATTATGATTTTGATTTCATGCATACTGAAACAGACACCACACGCCGCGAAGGTGCGTGGGTAGGCTTTCTTCAAGAAGATGTATATAAAAACAGAACTGGACCAATCGGAGACTTCGTGGGCAACGACTCTCCGAGTGATAAAGCACCCTTGTATTTTATTACGGCTTAGAGACCAACCCCACGGGTTGCAATCCCCAGCTCACTTGCCATGAATGACCATAGGTCTCATCGTCATGAGAATTCCCATGACGATTACACCTATCGCAACGCCTACGAGCAACTTGTTGTCAAAAAAATTACTTTTTTCCTCGAACTGGAACCTTGGTTGGAATCTTGCGGGGGGTGGCTGCTCCTCCTCGAGCCACGGGGGGTTGTACTCCACTGGTGGTGGAGTCGGCATCCGTATCGGTTCCGGTTCCATTATCACTCTCGTCACTCTCGTCTCTATCTGGAACTATGAAGTCGTCAAGATCCGAATCGTCGTCATCAAGCTCTGAATCACTGTATTCTATTACTGAACTCACCTCTGACTCACCTTCGTCATAATCATCAGTGTTGTAATCATCCTCGACCTTTTCAACGGGCTCGTAGCGAACGGGAGCTCGTACTGTACGCCCGTAGCGTGTGCGCGTCTCAGCGATGGGAGCCGCCAAGGGCTCCATTACCAACGGTTGCTCCAACTGGGTTTGCATCTATGGTGTACATGGGTTTTGAATCGTTTAAGTAAAGCGTCACTGGCTGATCTGGTATAACTTCATTCAAGTATCTAGGTCTAAATACCGTTCCATTCGCCACGGCGCGTTGATTCAGCACCACCTCTCCTTCATAGCCCAGCCGGTCTGCAAGGGCGTTTACTTCATCCGTAAAGTTTGTATTCATTAGCCCTAGATTTCGTGCGTGTTCTACCGCCCTGTACAACGGGCCTGGCGCCAAGTCCCTATCAAACTCCAGGAGGCTCGTCCGGAACAATGTCCATTCGTCCGGATCCAGCCCCGAGTACTTGTGAATCTTCTTTTCGAATTCCTGAAAACGTCCCGCGCCAGGTCGTGGGAAGAAGATCCACAAGACGAGAACGAGAAGGAGAATCCATACGAACAGATTCATTACTAATAGATGGCGGGAGAAAATGCTCGCGTCCAGAAAACTCAAGGCACTCTTCATTCAGGCATCTCTGAATGATACTCCTGCCATTTATGTAAAACCATATATGATTAGACTTGTGCGCTCCCTGTATTCTCTCGCACCACTTGGAGTCCGTCTCCACGCAGAGCCCCTTGCCCTCCCCCTTCTTTGTCCTCCGCACGGCCCGGACCCGCGCATTCTCTTGGCCCACTATATTGTTCTGTATAAACTGCTCAAGCCGCGAAGAGTCTGAGGATATTGCTGAAGCCTTGGAACGCCCAGTCTCGCCACCTATAGTGCGGACGGAAAAGAGCTTTAGGGCATCCAGGCAAGGCGCTGCGTTGAGAGCCTTGCCATCTGGCACGGAGCGCCAGGGAACATAGGCTCCGCCCGCCCCTTTCTTGAGAGACCAAAGGCATCGCAGACCCGCGCCTCTGTACACGCTCGCGTCTATCGTGTCAGTCCAGTGGTCTTCATCGAGTTCTAGAAGAATCTTTGTTCTAAGAGAAAGGGCTTCCGACTTGCCGACTACGAGATCTGGCCAGTGCATATGTATTCCCGACTTTACCTGGCCCTTGTCTTCGCGGGGGGGCGCGCGGGCCACGAGGCACCTGCCCGTTGAGCCGCCGACTGCTTCGTAGACCCTCCTGCAGGTGTCCAGAGCCTCTGCATCGCCAAGGGCGTTTTCGGCCCGATAGTCAATATCAACAAAAAAGCGAAACTTTTCAGTCTTTTGTTCAACAACATAGAGTTTCTTGCCACACGCGAGGTCAGAGAGGTAGGCGCGCCAAAAGTCATCGAGGTCCCTGTCCGGAACATGAAGTTGGCCTCCATCCATGAGCACGTGTGTAGGCGCTTCCGAACCTTTGCGATTCCATTTTGAAATTTGCATCTTACTAATAGAGAGGCTAAAGTCTCTAACTAGCGACCCCACCCAAAAAAGTCGTCAAACGCACTCCGCGTCTTTTGCTGGGGAGCCTCGTGGCCTCCGACGAGAGCCGCCTCTGTGAGGGACAGCTGGACCGCCGCCTTGGCCTCCTCGATCTTCTCCTCCTCCACCTCAATCAGGTGATAAATCTGTTGCATAGAATACTTGAAAAAGTCTGCTGGGGGTGTGGTCGTGTCGTTCCTAAGATTCAAAAGACGGTTGATCAGGTTTTCCTTCTTTTGAGTCATTTATGACTTTATACATTTTTATTTTTAACCCATAATGTTTCCAATGACGGCTCGGAACCCATCGAACATGTTGTTCTGAGTTCCGTAGAAGAATATCCCAAACATCATGCCAGGGTAAGTCCCCTGAAAAGTACCCGTGAAAGACTCGGGGAGTTTGGTGTACATGAGGTATGTCACGGCTATGAGTGTCGCGAGTTGCACGAAGGCCATGAAAAACTTTATAAACTTATTTTTTGTTTTTTGAAAAAAATAGCCAAAGAATGCATCGACCCCAATACCCAAGGTGAGACCCGTGAGGGCCAGGATGGCCATTTGGGTAATCTCAAGACTGGGTGAATGTACCGGGTTTCCTTGATTATTCTTTCCGAGTTTATTGCCGGGTACCAGGCCAGTCACTTTGGGAAAATATTTATTTATAAATGTTTGCGGAGCGGGCTCCTGCATCTACTAGGGTCTGATAAAAAAAGGTTGTTTTTCAGGTTTTGCTAGAAACTTTTGGAATTGAGGATTCCTGAGGACATGGGTCCGTATCATCTCCCAGAGGTCGCGCCGCCCCGTGATTCCTTCCAGGGTATCAAACTCGCAAGAATCATTCTCGTCGTAGTTTTTCCGGAAAGGAACTTCGCGCCCCTCCATCTTGGCCTTTTCCTCATTGAAGCGAGTAACTATGCGACTCTGTTCGGTTTCAGTCATTGCGACCTCGAAGACGAAAACATGATATACATTGTTTACGCCCTCCGAATCTTTGAAGGAAAAACTGAAATAGGAATAGGTTCCCTTTTTCAGATTTATGATCCCACGAGTCTCCTCTTCTAGCTCGCGAACTGCACAGCGTAGAGGATTGAAGATTTCACGGCGTCTGCACCCGCCCGTTACAAATGTCCATTCTTTGTATCTTCGGTCGTGGACCAGTAAGAACTTTGCCGGCCCTTCACTCGGGACGCTCACCGGTATTGCTATACTCTTATGTCTTTCGAGGGGAAGGTCGTTCCGTGATGACTGCATCACTCTCTACTACTGGGTCATCAAAATAATTGGCCAAGTTGCGCGAGCGAGGGTCATAAGTAATCAAAAATATAATTCCCAACAAAAGAATCCACGGCCAGATTTGCATCCTGATATATGTACATGCATTTAATTTGCGTAAAGAACCGACCCCATCCCCTTCTGGATCCGCAGGACATTGTAGTTGACTGCGTAGAGGTACGGGGTTCCTATGTAACCTTGCTGACCAGCCGCGACTTGTGCAAGGGCCAGGCCCTGAAGGCCATTGACCAGCCCTGTAGGAACTACCAGGCGGTAAGTGTCGAGCCGTGAAAAGTTGAGAGTTCCAGTGGGCTGAAGCTTGGAGGTGTCAAGGCAGTAAGGAATGATCAGCATTGGAGTCTCGGCGCCATTGGCGTTATAGCCCCAAGGCGTGTGGTAATACTGATTGGCATCGGTCCAGCAGGGGAGGGGGCGGGACTCGCCTACATCAACACCATTGATCTGGACCTTGAGCTGGTAGTTGGCTGCGGTGGCCGCCAGGTCGCCGAAATTTGCACTGGCAGATGTCGAATATTTAAGACCATACTGGACACATTGGAAGGCTAGGAACTTGATGGGATGGGCCAGAGCGAGCTCCTGTACAGCGTTATTACCGATGGGAACCCGTTGAACCTGGGTCACGAGGAGATCATGCGTGGCCTGGGCAAAGTACTCGCGTTCGGCCTGGTCGAGATATACAAAGTTGCACCAACACTGATAGTTCAGACCTGCATAAGTGGTTCCTGTCGGATTTGGAGCTACAAAAGGAGGAGTAAGCTGGTTATTGAGGGTGCCGGCCCATGTAATGCGAATCTCCACATCGTGATACTGGAGGGCGACGAGGGGCAGGCTCACTGACCAGTCCTTGCAAAAGAAAAACTTGAATGGATAAAAGTTTGATCTCTTATTCGTAGGCTTTGTTGAATTATCTAGACCAGAATTAGTGTTCAAGTAGCGCTGGGACCAGTTTGATGCTCCCACTACTGGCTCGACATCCAGGTCGTAATTCGCGTCGTGAAGATCGATCACCTGGCCGCCAATCAGGAGCTCGATTCGGTCTATGACCTGCATCCAATCGAGGTTGGGAACTTGGGCGCCTTGGCTGTCGCGAGCCGTCAGGTACATGTAGGAAAGAAGATCGCCCTTCTTCTCAATACGGATGGTCGAGATGGATCCGGGGTAAGGAATACCCTGGATAGTCTGACGCTCGACCGCCGCTGCATAGTGAGTATACCGCTTGTAGTTGGAACGGAAAAAGGAAATTTCGGGCTTGCCTGAAAGCCAGGTATCCTGGGCGCCAATAGCCACGAGCTGGACAATACCTCCACTCATTTACTAAGTACAACTAGTTTTTTCACACAGTGGCCCACGCGGGAATGGCGAGCGGGTTGTTGATAACCTGGTTCCGCGCAATATTGAGGAACGCTTGGCTGGCCATGGGGTTGGGAACGCTCTTGTTGTTGTTGAGCTCCCAGTTCTCTGGGGGCTTGTACGGTCCTGCGCCTCCGGCGGCGTGGAGGTCCATAGGACCTGGACGCAGAGGGATGGACTCGGCGCGTGCCCTGGTTGCCGAACCGTTTGCCCCCTGGGGATCGGCCCGAACATTCATCCGGCCTCCGTTTGCAGCACGGTCTGGGTTGACGCGATTGCCAGTCGAGTGCGGAAGCTTTGTATCAGTGAGGTTGGAGTTGTACGCCTGATAAACCTGGGCATACTGACCTGGGCCCATCTCAAGGCCATCGCCCATTCGCCAGCCCGTCTCTTGGCGAATAGTCGTCCGGCGCGTCTTGATCTGGTCAGGCCGGCCTTCTGGCGCCCGAATGATGCCCTGTCCTTGGCCGCTGTTCTGGGCGGGAGGACGATACCACGCCTTGGTCGCCTTGGCCTGGTGGGCCATCTGACCGTTGATGAGGCCGTCACCTGCAAACTGCACACCGCCACTCTTCACAAAGTAGTTGGCCGGTCCCTCGCCACCTGGAAGGGTCACGAGCTTCTCCTCATTCACATTGTTGGGAAGGGCCCGGAAGAACTGCTGGAACCCTCCAATGGCTGGCACGGTCGGAGCAGCGCCGAGACCCGGGCCGACATTCACCTTCTCAACAGGAGCAAGGTTATTCATCTTATTCGTGATATTCTCGCGGTCATACAGATCGTAGACTGGCTGGCCGTGTGGGTACCTGTTGGCGATTGGAGACCAGTCCTGAAGAGAGGGAACAGCCTCCTTGGGAGGGAGGTACGAGTCTCCGATGCGGCGACCGAACGAGGGGTTGATCGGGCGAAGACCAAAGGCATCGGCAGAACGACCCGGAGCATCTGCAGCGAGATCAAAGTCCTTTCTCGTGAGCTGATGCGGAGGAGTCATAATAGGCACAGTGGTTGCGGGGGGAGGGTCAGACTCGCTGAATCTCTGACCCGCAAACACAAGACCGACGATTGCTGCAAGAGCCAATGGGTCCATATTACTTTTACTTTATATTTTAACCTATGTACCGGACACGGCCTGGGGCCGACATGGCCGCCCAGGGCGTAGGACGAAGGTTCAGATAAGGAACGACGGTCGGGTTGCGCTGATTGAAACGGCTATTCTGGTCGTTGGAATATGTGCTAATAGGATCAAACAGGCGAACCGGGAAGGGATCCCCGCCAATGTAGAGGTTGGGGAAGTCGTATGGCCGCTCGGCGTACTGATCCTTCCAGGTGCTGGTAGATTGAGAGCGAAGGCGGTCATCCACGCGAACCACATCGTCAAGGACAATTGTCGCTGGACCTTGCCAAATCTTGGGCTGGAGCGTCAGACCATCCGTTTGAAGGTTGCGACCCATTACTGTTTGTCGAGGTTATTTTCTCAAGTGCGGAGCACCCTTAGTGCCCATTACCCGCACGCATTTGAGGGCGTTCTGGGAAGTGGAAACGATCACTGTCCAGATCAGCGACGCCTGAGCCATCCTTGGCGAAGGGTGCAAACTTGGCACCAAACGCCCCCTCGGCAAAGGCGTTCTGGTCGTTGGGAATTGTGGTACTTGCTGGGCTATAAAAGTTGCGCTCGGCATCGCGCTTCTTCTCAAAAGGGTGAATAAAGTCCCAAACCTTGGAGGACTCCTCCTTTACACTTGCGGACCAAGCTGCTGGCGGACGGTCTGGACGGTCTACATAGTCAGTCATCAGCACATTGCCCATGGGGTTGTCGATACTGGGCATCGTTACTGTGTCACGGGCCCAGTAGGGGGCCCGCCCTTCGCTCTGAGTAGGACGCACTTGCCCATCTGGAATCTGATTATTTACAAAAAGAAAGTAAAGAACGCCTAGGACCAGAATGCCCAGGGCGAGTATACGGCTATCACGCTTGATTATGTACAGGATGCTCATGGCGTAGACTATGAACCGAGTCGTGGCCGATACGCGATCTCGTGCTGACTGGGAACTCGTTGGCCAGAATTCCAGAAGTTTGTCCTTACGAAATATCTCGTGAGGATCCATCTACTATTTACTTCTTAGTTTTTTTCTGACGAGAGCCACTTGCGACGCGACGCTGAGGTTGAGGGAATCCACCACCGCCCATCATTCCCGACAGAAGCCCGCTTAGGGCTGACGGGTCAAACGCACCGCTCTCGGCGCACTTCTTGGCTGCGGCCTCGATCGCACCCAGAGTTTCTGGGGGGAACATACTGAGCGTCATTCCAATCATGTAAATACCGTTCAGGTGGTTCCAGATGGCCGCCTTGGTCGCGTCAGAGGCTTCGTCCCAAATGGGCGCAAAGCTCATTTGCTTAATAAAAGAAGGATCGCGGGATGCCAGCCCCTTTGAGTCAATCTTCATAAAGGCATCAAGAGGGCCACGGACGGACGCCTCCCGGGCCGCCACAAACTCCGCCTTGAAGGTCTTGACCGACTCGGCATCGGGGAACGCACCTTCCAGGTCACCGATAAAGTCAGAATACAACTCGTTAAAAGCATCCAGGGAACTCATTTTAAAGAAAAGTTATTTATTTTTTAAGTCGGAGACGAGTCGGTCTCAAAAAGGTTCTAAACTTACAGACTCTCTGTGTCCAGAACCCTGTGCAACTATAAAATAGACGAGAATAGCCACGAGGAACGCGGGCTTGGCGTACTCGGAATTTGGCGCGCCCACTTTGCCGTTGAGCTTGTTTTTAGCCATGAGGTACGCAATCGTCACAGCCCCTGCTATCAGGGCCGCACTCATCGGCTGACGGAGATATTGATCCATTTGTTAGAATTAGGGGCCATCTTTTTTCCCGCCCTCTGGCGCGTCTGGAAAGAGCTCCTCCTTGTGGGGCGTTTGGTTCACAGGGGTGACATTGATAGTCTTGGACCCGCCGGGCGTCTCATCGGGGTTGGGCAGCTCGGAGCCATCCATAGGGGTGCCGCCCTCTGGCCCTCCCTGAGCCTCCGCGGCGTCCATAGCCTCCCCGGGATCCTCCATGGGCGCCTCTTGGTGCGTATCTTGAATCAGGTCCTCCCCGACCTCTTCGGGCTCCTCCTCCTCACCCATGTTGAAATCATCAATATTTTTAGGAAAATAGTTGTCCATGATGGCCTCGAGAGGAACGAGGTTCTCTATAGTCTCGCGGATGCACTTGGTGAAGCGCCGCGTGAGGTCTTCGCGCCGCTCGCTCGCCGACTTGTCCTCCGTGATGACATAGGGGTCGTCATAAATATCACGGGCACACTCGATGAAGGATGTGTGGACAAAGACATCGTTGCTCGGCAACTTTAAATTTATTTTCTTTGAAGATTTGTCAATGCGGATGGCGCTCAAGATCTTCACATGGATAACGAAGACGGCTGCTATGAGCCGAGGGAACAGAGGACACGCCTTGAGGATATTTGACACATGCTCCTTGACCTTGACATTGGACCACTCGGCCTTGATCTTGCGCAAGTTGGTCCGATAGTTGTCGAGAAATTTGCGATCTTTCGTCTCCTTCTTTGTGTCTTCCCATATGGTCACGAGAACCTCAATGATTTCCGGGAGCATCGCCTCCACGAGTTTCCTCGAGTAGCGCCTCTCTGCGTCATTGAGAACTTCCATTAGTAATATATTCTTTTTTACTTTTTCCTCAACTGCGCAGCAACCTTTTGCATATTTGCCAGGCCAAAAAACACATCGTCGCCTGGATCAGCCCCCTTGAACTCTGCAGACGCGGGCTTGCGCTGAGTTCTCAGGGCCTTCTCCCATGTGACTATAAACTGGCCCTGCTCCGCACCCTGCTGAACCTGGTAGCCTGCAAGGATGAGCTGGCGCCTAAGATACGAGAGAGCCTCATCATAAGGATACATTGGGAATCCCAGGACAAGGGGCGGCACCTGCAGGACCGCAGAACGCTCGCGCCTCTCCGCTGCAGCCTGAACTTTTCTAGAAAATTGTTCAAGAATATTTTTATAAGTTTCTTTGCGGATGGCTCTTCGGGCCCTCTCCCTCTCAGCGACATCCCCTGCAGATATCATCCTAATACAAGGTCTTTACTTTATAGCTCGGCAGCCTACGCAAGAATGTTGGTCGTGCCGGGCAGCTCGTGGCTTTGCTGGAGAGCCTGGCGGAGCTGCAACTGCAGGGACTCGTTGACATCACTATAGTTTTGATACTTGTCAGGCATGTAGCGATCAAACGGACCATCAGGTGCTGGGGAGCTTGTAAAAGTCTTTTTCAGGAGATTTACGACGCCATCTTGACCAACGGTCGCCGTCACATCGTACTGCTCTCCAAAGAACCCCCGAGTGTCTAGGAACATGAAGCGGGCGCTGTACTCCGTGCCTCCCTGAGCGCTCGTCTGGGGGTTTATGAACACCGTGTTAACTGGCTGGAGCCACGGAGCGCCAGACTGTATCTTTTCAATAATTGCCTGAATTATACTACGGGGAACTGCGGGGGCGTTGCTTGGCACGGGGGGCGCCGCATAGTGAGCCGTCAGGGAGGAGGAGCTCCAGAAGAGGTACGCCGTCACAAGAGCGACGGCGCCAAGAATGGCCACATCAGCCTTCATGTGTTAATACTGCCTTTTAAAAAAAATACAAAATATCAATGGCACTCTTGGTGTTTAGCGACCGATGTCAATTTTCTTTTGATATTTTAAATTTTATAAAAGCTAACCCGACGCTGGGGCCAATGATGCGATACCACAATGTCTCTACCCAGGGTCGTCCGGCCAATGCTCAGATTAAGAGGGTCCCTACACTCGTGACTTCGGAGGGCAACCTGCTCGTCGGCGCCGAGGTTCGCAACTGGCTCGAGTCGATGATTCCAAATGAAATTGAGAACTGGTCTTCAGGGGGTATAACAACCGCTTCACTCGATGGAGGAGAGGGCGGCCGTGAAATGTTCGAGTTGGAGGCGTACGGCACGAGCATGCAACCCATGCTCACTCCCGAACTCAAGGCGAAGATTTCCAAGGATGTGAAGGATGCTTATTCCTCCGTTGGAACTTAAAAAGAAACTTTACTTTCGTGGAAGGATGCATCTACGCACTATTCAGGCCAATGCTATTAAAGGAATTTTTGAAGTTCTAAAAGACATTATTAATGATGTGAATGTGTACTTTAGTCCAGAGGGTGTGAAGATTCTGACGCTGGACACGGCCCGTGTCACTTTGGTCCATATGAATCTTGTGGCTGAAAACTTTGAAGAATATTCCTGCCCCAAGGAGATTACTGCCGGTCTGAACATGGCAAACACCTTCAAGCTCCTCAAGTCTGTCGGGCCAACGGATACAATGACCTTGAATATCAGCGGGACCGAGACGCTTGAATTTATTATAGAAAATACCGTCAAAAAATCAAAGACAACTTTTAGCCTCAAGCTTTTGGACATTAACGAAGACATCCTGGATGTCCCTGAAATATCCATGGATGCCATCACGACAATGCCGAGCATAGACTTTCAGCGGATCGCAAGAGACATGGGCAACTTGGCGCACGACATGGACATTTACCGGGACGGAAACAATCTTGAACTTTCTTGTGAGGGAGACTTTGCCAACCAAAAGACGGTCCTCGAGTTCCCCGACTCTTTTCCCACCAGATTCGGGGCGACCTATAATCTTCGGTACATTAACATGTTCACAAAGGCGACGGGCCTGTGCTCATCGGTGCAACTCATGCAGGACTCTTCCGATGAAAGTATGCCAATAGTTTTTCGTTATGGAATTGCCAACCTGGGTGACGTAAAGTTCTACTTGGCGCCACGAGTTGACGAGTCTTAAACAATTCATACTTAATTAAATAATGGAAGCCAGATTTAATGAAAAGGTGCGGGAGTTTCAGACTTTGATGGAGCAGGCAGAGGGGCAGGCCCGGATAGATATAGAAACAGCAATGTATGATTACATGGCGCGGACAGCCCCCTTTATCATGGAATATCACAACGAAGTTGGGCCCGGGGAATCTAGTGTAAAAAAGGTGGCGGGGGTCCAGGTGAGCTCGAGAAAGGGTATACAGAGACAGGATATATATAACGCATACCTCGTTCAGGTGGAAGGTCAGCACGAAACGGCGCCAAGAGCATGGTGCTCAATACCCGACCCGGTGTGCAGAGCGTGCGGAGCGCGCAACTCTAAGATTTTGGACGAGGTTGTGAGCGAAGAAGTTTGTACAAAATGCGGAACCTCGGAGTACATGCTCAGTGACGCGGTCGGCTTCAAGGAGGAGCAGGAGATGGAGAAGAATGTAATCTATTCATATAAACGCGAGAATCACTTTAATGAGTGGGTCAGTCAGTTTCAGGCCAAGGAGTCCACGAGTGTCCCCCCAGATGTCATTGAAGAACTTCGGCTAGAGTTTAAAAAACAAAAGGTGAAGGATCTTTCCGAAATTACTCATGAAAAAGTAAAGGCCCTGCTCAAAAAGCTGGGGCGTTCGCGTTTTTATGAACATGTACCATATATTACGACGATTCTCAACGGGATACAGCCCCCAACAATGAGTTCGGCCCTTGAAGCCCGACTCCGACTCATGTTTCACCAGATTCAAAAACCCTTTGAGAACCATCGGCCCAAAGACCGAAAAAACTTTTTATCTTATTCTTATGTTTTGTATAAATTTTGTGAATTGCTTGGAGAAGATGACTTTCTGCCCTGTTTTCCTCTTTTGAAATCAAAAGAAAAGTTGTACAGGCAGGATGAGATTTGGAAAGGGATTTGTTCAGACCTCAAATGGGCCTTTTACAAAAGTATTTAATGGGAGCGCTTTCGCTTTCCCAGGCCCATCAGCGCCCCGGCTGCCGAGTGGGCTCGCCGAGCGCTCGCTGACATCTTGGCCGCCTTGGCCGCCTTGGCCGCCACGCTATTCGCCTTGTGGGCCATCTTCAGGTACTCTTGCTTCTCCTTGAGAGTCAGAGGCGCGTTGGACTTGCGAACCTTGCTAATGAGACCCTTTACCCGTGTCTCCTCAGCTTTTACCGCTTGGCGTTTCTTATAGGAGATGTGCGCCTTCTTCAGTCGGCCGCCCACCGTTCGCAGGCGGGCAGCACTCTTCCCTAGGGCGGTCATGACCGCTGTGGATGCCCGTCGCGTCACAGAGGCGAGGGCCACCGCACCGGCCCGAACAGTCTTGACGCCGTGACCTATCGCGTTCTGTGCACTCACGATCACTCCTAGAGCCTGTTGGGCCTTTGTCTGGCCTGCCCGGTACAAAGCAGCTACGACCTTGGCCGAGAGCTTGAGAAAAATCCTGGCCGTCCCGGTCGTCATCTTGACCCCAACTTTGGCCACGACCAGCAAAGCTTTGGCGGCCTGCACGATTGCTGGGCCAAAAAGACGCACCCCCTTATCAACAATAGAAAGACACAAAAGAACCATGAAAGTATAAAATCCAAACCGGGCGTATGGAGCGACCCGGGAGACCCAGGCTGCCACATCGGCGCTCACTTGCGTTGCCAAGGCCACGAGGGCCGCAGAGGAGGCGGCGTTCAGCCCTCCAGGTGGCACCTGCACGGTAACTTGGGGGGCAGCGGCGCGGGCTCCGAGAATACCCGCGGCCGTCCGAACAGCAGCACCTCCCATGGCTGCCGCCAGCTGCATTCCACCGGTTTGTCCTCCTGGAATTATAGCCATTTACTTTTTAACAACTTTATATTTTGGATCAGTCTTGAAATGGCTTGCAAACTTGGCGCGGACCCAACGGGAATCCTCCTTGTAGATGCGGCTGGCCCGAGGCAGGTGGCCCTTTGTCAGGGTGCTGATGGCCACAAGGCGCCGCACGACGGCCCGCGGCTCCTCCTTGCCCGTGTGGACCGCCTTGCTCAGCGCCTTGCGGCGGTCCTTGGTCGCCTCAACTGGGTGATAGCCGTAACGCGTCAGCATCCCCTTCTTGAGGGGGCCTATGCGGCGCAGGGGCTGACCGGCAGTCCCCACATCGTAGGCCGGGACTGCCTTGACGCGCGTCTTGCTCGCCTTCCGTATGTACGAGTACGCCTTCTTGCCCTTGCTCGCCTTGACGAATATGCGCTTCGATCCATTCTTCCGCACGTGGCCAGACCGGATGGTGTGTTGCATTTACTAGAGTCTGAGATTTTTGTCCGTCGCAGAAGAGTCTGAGGCGATCTGCACCGAAATCAAACACATCAACCTTTGAGACATCCATATGATACGCCTGAAAGGGGCACTTGTGACGCAGCCGGAGAGCCGAGCTGAAGATGTTCATCACAAAAGTTGCTAAATTTTTTGTAGGCTTGGGCGGAGCTGATATGGTGCGTATCGCCAGGGTCTCGGATGGATCCAGGCCTATAAAGGGCATTGCCGGGACTTCTTCTTGTGTCGCGCCATCCACATAGCGCCACGGGCCGATCAGCACGGAGGAGAAGAGAAGGGGCACCGCGACTGACGCACAGAGGGCATCTATCACCGACTGCCCGGGATGGGACTTCCATGAAAAATATTCCGTCTCACACCTATCAACACAAAAAGCGGAAATATATAAATCAACCGGACGGACCTTGTAGAGTTGTCCAAAGGTCATGTCATGTTTTCCAAAACTTTTTATAAATATTGTTTGAAAAAGTTTTTGAACCCGTTCGAGTGGAACCAAACCAAAATTTAATAACAAATTTTTAATGTTTGGTCTCATGACAGTCTTGATGGGAACCTTGAGGGAAAAGTCGAGCATTTCTGGAATGTCACCCTTGAAGACGACCCAGAGAAGCGCGAGGATGGCGCCCGAACTAGCCCCACTCAAGGCCTGGACGCCGGATGTGTCAATCTGTGACAACTTTCCTAAAAATAAATAAAAAGCCATTACCCCTGGACCTATCACGAGGTTCTTGGGTCTCATTAATAATATGCGGGGAACAAAATTCTTAGATAAGAAAACGCGATGAGAAAAGCGAGGCCCTTGGCGACGATGGCGGTTGGTTCTTCAAGATTAAGAGGAACAAGTTCAAGAATTATTGTCAAGACTCCGGGGACTATGATGTCCGCTTTTGTAACATTATATTTTAAAACATATTTTATGATTATCCAAGAGAGGATTGGCACTCCTAGAAACGCCACCCCTCTGGTAGCCTCTGAAACCTGGCTTATCATAAAGAGCGTGGCTGGTACGGCCACCTTTGGTGCCGCCAAGTCTGGCAGCATTATTACTCTACTCCTACATTTTAATGAAAGAGTTTCGGCCGCTGTTTGGAGAGCCGTTGCCTGACATCTGAGTCTTTAGAAAGCATTCATTGCCCTTTAGTCCGCGACCGAACCCTTTGCAATTCGGGTGCGAGTTGCACCATATGCCACACTGGGTCCGGTTAAGTGGCTTGGCGTACGCGAGGTCATTGCCGGCAAAATCAAGGCCAGCCTTACGGGTATAGTTGGAACCCCCAATTTTATAGGTCTGGTCAGCATATCCCGACATACTCGAGCAACACCAGAAAATAAGGGTGAACAAAAGGACGACCGCAATCACGAGGGATGACATTTACTTTAGTTCAATATAATATTCTAGCCAGCTCTGGAAACTCTGGGGGTCGTACATGTCCCGGAAGTACAGGCGTCTCCAGAGTCGGGCAATGTCCATCTTGATGGGGGCGTCTCTCCAGAACCTTTCTGGCTCATGCAAAAGGTGCGTATACTCTACGACGCCATACCTGTGCTTGACGCGATGATGTCCGTCATAGACAAACTCTTGTATAATAACGACATCCGAGTATATCTGATCGCTATAAATAGCCTCAAAGTCTTCTGGATGCAAATGCTCATTGCTCTCTTCACAATCAGAGTCGGAGTTGGGAACCTCCTGGTCTGGGCGCCTGAAGAGGGCATCTCGCGAGTACTCGTCGCCGAGACCCATTTTAGTTAACTTATTAGAAGTCCTTGCCTTTATTAGTCTATGTCTATGCAAATCTTCTTTGGGTGCATTCCTCCCCAAGATCCGCCCATAGAACGCTGCGCGGGCTGGGCGGCCATGGGCCGAGGACGGGCGTGGAAAGCGCGTCCACTGTGAGGAGCCTTGGGGTGCTTGCCGTTGCGGTGGTGGTGCATGCCGTGGTGGTGGTGGCGCATGCCGTGGAAAGCGCGTCCACTGTGAGGAGCCATGGGGTGCTTGGGGGCCATTGGCCTGTTGGGTGGCCGCGTAACAGGCGGGGGTGCTTGTATACCCTTGGGCTTTGGAGGAGGTGTTATAGGTGGCGGCGCCATTATGGTCATGGGCTTGGGGGGGGCGGCAGTCACTGGGGGCTGCGCAACAATATTAGCAGTATTTGCCGGAGCCGGTTGCTCTGGCGTGGTGATTGGGGGAGGGGCGACAATTGGAGGACCCTTGAAGATTCCCCGTCGCGCCCTCAACGCTGCAGCTCTGCGCTCCGTCATCGCTTGCAACCATCCAGCTCTGTCAAACTTTCCATTGTGCCAGAATTTTCCGCCAAAGTTTCCGCTCACGCGACCTCCCCCGAAGAAGGGATTGTCGTACCCTGAGGAACCTCCAACGATCAGCCAAGTCAACAATATCACTAGGAAGAATATAACCCAGGGGAGCACCTTTCTAGCTTCCATTACTACATCCAAATATTTTAATAAAGTGCTATGCAATATCTCTTATGTTTCTTCCCTTGGCCTTTTTTTGGGTTGGGTTTTGACCCACCCGCAGCCTTACCGCCGCCCCCGCCGCCCCCGCCGCTGGCGCCCATGCCGCCCGTTCCTGGTCCACGCGCCATTGGCCCAGCCCCTGGGATTCCTCCATATTTCTGAGCTGTTGAATCAGGCTTTGGTATATTGTCGCCTCCGACTGGGCTTCCTGCTGTATTAACAGAAGAGGTTGCAGGGTAGCCGAGTGTCGTGTTCACGAGCTCTCCAGCCGAAGGCGCGGCAGGAGGCAAGGGGGTCAGCCACTTATAACCCGAAGTATTTCGCAGCGCGAGGCAAGTAGCCACTATTGTCAGGCCTACAATTAACCAGGTGAGAACCTTCATATTAATAGTAAATATTTATTCCAGTTCTATGCAGATGCGTTTCTGTCCGCCGTGAGATCCGCCGCCGTGCTTGCCGCCATGGCCGTGCTTGCCGTGGTGGTGCATGCCGTGGCCGTGCTTGCCGTGGTGGTGCATGCCGTGGCCGTGCTTGCCGTGGTGGTGCATGCCGTGGCCGTGCTTGCCGTGGTGGTGCTTGCCGTGGTGGTGGTGGTGCATGCCGTGGTGGTGCATGCCGTGTCGGCGGTGGTGGTGGTGGTGGTGCTTGCCGTGGTGGTGGTGCTTGCCGTGGTGGTGGTGGTGGTGGTGCTTGCCGTGGTGGTGCATGCCGTGTCGGCGGTGGTGGCGTTTGGGAGGCGGAGGGAGCATCACGGTCGCCTTGGCAAACGCGTGGATATTTTTATCGTATCGGGGACGGCTAAAACCGCTCTTGAGAACGCACAGATTTTCAGCTCTGTTCATAACAAATCCAACGCACCCACCAGTGCTGTTACATGCGGTGGCTGCTGCTACTCTGTCAGCCTTGAAAGGTTGGCCAATATTGTTCCCCAGATAGTCTATACCTCTGGTGCGTTTAGTATAGGCGCCATCTGGTCCTGCGACGGTTACGGGCTGGGGAGGCACGCCCGTTGCTAGACTGCCGGGTTCGTCGTATCCTGATGCATTCCATGCCATCCACGCTATCACGAGGACGAGGCCAAGCGTGATATATGACAGGATCACGCCAGTCTTCATTATTATTTATGTACTTTATTTTTTCTCACTCTTGAGACCAGTCACACTAACAGACGTCACCTCCTTTGTGGGCTGGGCGGCCTCGATGGCCTCGATGGCCTGATCGACATGGGCGCCATCACCCTTGAAATAGTTCAAAAGTCCCGTGCGGATAACCTGCTTGGTAATAGCCCCCTTTGACTGCTTCTTCTTGAGATTGACCTTGACAGTATCCTTGACCTTGACGGTGTCTATGTCATTCGTGTCCATGTGTTTAGTTATCTGAGACTTGAGCTCCTTTTCACGCTTGTTCAGCTCGGCAAGATCCTGACGAGCTGCTGCAAGGGTGATTTTAAGACCGATCCATTCCTTCATGGCTTCGGAGAAATCCATTTATTCTTTTCATTGATTTATTTGCTCCTGGTGAAGCGCGCTACTGATACTCTGGGCTAATCTCAAAGTGCGGGCGCATTGTATCCGGAGGAATGGTGCTGAGGTTGAAGATGGATACTGGAGTGCGGGGGTTGATTGGCTCAGAGCGGAAGTCGCGGTTGGCATTGCGGAGCACGCCGCCAATCGTCTCTGGGTAGCCAATCTGGCTACGGGGGTCTAGGTAGTTCTGGCCACGCAGAATGGCGTCTGGCGCAAACTTGCCAAAGTCCTCCATAGTCGTAATCTCGCGGGGAATGAGGCCAGCGGCGCTCACATCGTAATCTGCGTTGTTCGCGGCCATTGGGCCAGCGGGGGCGGCATTATAGGTGGCGCCTGGGCGATCCAGATCTGCGCCCATCGGGCCTGCGTAGTAACTGGGCTTGGGCCAGAAAAGGGCGGCCAAAAGTACCACGAGCAGGACAATCGCCACTACGGTCTTGCGGGGAGGCATTTGTTATTATGTGCATACTTTTTTCTGGAGTCAGTCTACATAATCAGCTGGATCGTCCTCCACTGGCTCGTCCTCATCCTCGAACATGTACTGGGTGGGGAAGGTTGGCGTGCGGGCCCCTCCGCGAACACGGGCCTGGATGACACGCCACACTGGCCCGAACGACTTTTTCAGGAACCAAAGACCCGACAGCTCCACAAAGACATCACACTGAGAGCCCGCCTCTACGGACGAGAGCTCAACGGGCTCCTTCTGGCTATTGAAAACCTTGGTCACAATTTCGCCCTTGATCTTGGCCAGACTGGCACTCAGTGTGCCGTCCGTGATGCTGCCCTGGAAGGCGGCCTGGATAGTCTCATCGCTGAGCTCGCGACCGAACCACGCCACCTTGGACTCCTTCGCCTTGGTCAAGACCTCCTCATCAATAGCCGCAAACTTCTCCTCTGGAACCTCGATGGTCAAAGAAGAAGATGTGAACGCCTCCTGGACCTTGACATTGTTCAACTGCATCATCTGACCGGTAATCTTCAGGAAGTAACGACCATCTGGTAGCTTCTGCGGCGATCCAAACTCCATTATGTTTTACTAACTAAAATATTCTTTAAGATTAATGTGCAGCATAGACTGTCAATGCATTCCAGGTACTTCTGGGAAAACATATTGTGGGTGGATCGGACGGGCAGACGGGATCGTCCGCCCCTGTGATCCTGGGTGCTGCCAGCCCGCCTGTGACGGCCCGGCGCCATCCGAACTAAGTCAGTACCAACAAACAACTGGAGTTGGACTCCCACCAAACTTTGGGCTGAACCTCGTGACGGGCGAAACTCCGACTTCACGCCCCTGGGAGGCGGAGTTCAAGCCCGCAGAGCCGTACTACGGACCCGCATATCACATCCGCTTCTTCTGGTTACTTTTTCTCATTGGTTTGATTGTCCTGATGGCTCTGTTTCTCATATAAAGACTCGGGTACCCTGTATAGTAGAAATGGCTACTCTTGACTCTCTTGCTCTGTCTATCGTCGCTGTGCAGAAGGACCTCAAGGCTATGCGGAAGATGATCCGCAAGGTCCTGGGTGATATTGAGGATCCGACTGGCGAGAAGAAGGAGGCTCGCGCCAAGAACAATGGCTTCAACAAGCCCCAGGTTGTAACTGATGCCCTGCGGTCTTTCCTGAACCTAGGGCCCGACGAGATGATCTCGCGGTCACAGGTCACCAAGGCTGTAAATGCTTATGTAACCGAGAAGGACCTGAAGAAGGGCCAGAACATCACTCTGGACGCGGCCCTGCAGTCTCTGCTGAGCCCACCAGAGGGCACGCAGATCACCTTCTTGAATATCCAAAAGTTCCTGAACCAGCACTATGTGAAGCAGGAGGTCCCAAAGGAGCCCAAGGAGATCAAGCTGGCCAAGGAGCCCAAAGCGGACAAGCCCGCCCGCCCAAAGGTGAAGAAGGTGGCCGCGCAGTAAACTGCTTTGTCAATATGTTTGCAGCGATCCGCAGCTTAAAAATATAACCTGTGTAATAATAAATATGGAGATCGCGACTGGTCCTCCCAGAAGTGTCTTGGACGCACTTGTGGGAACCAAAGTGAAAAATACTGATTATTATCTGCGAGCATTTACCCATAAATCGGCGCTCAAGAGATATGAAGCACTCAAGTCTTCATATGAAACGCTAGAATTTATGGGTGATTCAGTTCTGGGGTTTGTTGTGACTAAATGGCTTTTTGATCGGCACGAAAAGGAGCAAGAGGGCTTTCTGACCAAGGCGCGGACAAAGATGGTCCGCGGTACGACCCTGGCGGAGATTGCCAAAGAGCTCGAGTTTGAAAAATGGATTCTCATGGATGAAAAGGGTATCCGCAATGGTTGGAATACAAACCCCAAAATTCTTGAAGATGTCTTCGAAGCCTTTGTCGGCGCCATATATCTTGACCTTGGGATGGTTTATGCAAAACAATTTATTTTAAAATCTTTTGAAAAAGTTGAGACGGATGTCAACCTGGATGACAACTATAAGGATCAGCTCATGCGTTGGTGCCAGGCTGAAAAGATTGTCCTTCCTGAGTACCAGGTTGACGGAAATTACAATGGAACTTTTGCTGTTTCTCTTATAGTAGATGGTCACAAGATGGGATGTGGCTACGCAAGTACCAAGAAGCAGGCGGAACAAAACGCAGCCGAACTCTTACTTAAGACAGACAAGCGGTTTAAAGTCAATGGATCCAAAGGTCAAGGAACTCTTGAACCGAAAGTACTTCGAGCAGAGAAGTGACGAATGGCTGGCCCTGCGCGAGAATATGCTGACGGCGAGTGATGTGGCGAGTGCCCTTGGGCACAACCGCTACGAAAAGCCCGATGATCTTTTGGTAAAAAAAGTTTTGAAAAAGGCTTGGGCCGGGAACGCAGCTACGGCTCACGGGACGCTCTTGGAGCCCGTTGCTCGCGACTTGTACGATGCGAGGACCGGCCGCAAGACCCACGAGATTGGCCTGGTCCAGCACCCCAAATATCCCTTTCTTGGAGGTTCGGCCGACGGCATCACCGAGGATGGCCTCTTGGTCGAGATCAAGTGCCCATTGACCCGCAAGATTGAAGACAAAGTTCCAGAACACTATCTCCCTCAGATTCAACTCTTGCTTGAGATTTTGGACTTTGAAGACTGTGATTTTGTTCAGTATCGTCCAGCAACCACCAAGCAGGTCAAGACCAAGGGCCCCTGTGAAGAAAACGGGAACATTCCTCGTCCAGCTGAGGAGGCGGTGCCAGAGATTTTCATGATTACTCGCGTAACGAGGGACCGTTCATGGTTTGAGAAACACATCAAGATTATGCAGGACTTTTGGGACAGGGTCGAGGTCGCCCGACAAAAAGGGTTGTGTGAGGTTGTGTGGGACGAGCCCTTCCAAGGACAAATACATTGCGAAGTTGTAGAAGATGAAGACTGCCCCAAGCCTTGGGTGGAAATGCCCCCACAAGCCGAAGTTTTTGACATGCAAGGAGTGCCAGGGCAACTTCTGTGCGAGGTGCATTCAGCTTGAGGTGCATTACTGCCCCAACCTGGAAACACGTTCCAAAAATGAAAAAGAAAATTTGTCAAAAAAACTGGTAAAAGTTGTGGCTCCAAAGGTGGCGGCTATTTGAGCTTTAGCAGGGCGTACGCCAGAGCAGCCACGGCCACGACGAGGAAGAGGTGGCTGGGAGGTCCGCGGGTTTTCCGAAGGCGAACATAATCAGGTAGCTTTTGGGACCCGATAAAGTCTTTATCGTAGACATAGTTGAAGTTGATGTCTGGTCGGACCCATGTGAGCGCGCCGTCATCCCGCTCGTATTTCCGCGCAGGAAACCCGGGGAAGGGTGCGGAGGGCTTGGCAGGGCGCGTGTTGAACCACATGTTACTCGCGTCATTAAGGGCCATTATATCAAAGTGCTTGAGGGACTTGTTCGTGTCTAGGCGGTCCGACTCGGGCACATTGTCCGCCCAAGGGCGCGTGAAAGTGCCGTCTGGCTGCCAGTTGTGCGACCCGTCATTGGACACGCCGTAGGTCCCCGTCCATGTATAGGGGTTGAACCGGTTGATGCTCAGGTCATCATTTTGCATAAGCGCCGTGGCCATTAATAGATGCTCACATTTTCTTTGTAGAACTTGCCCTGGACCTTTTCACGGTGAAGGGCCCACATCTGGTCAAGATCAATGTTCAACATACCCGCCAATTGAAATAGATAACTGAAGACATCGCCCATCTCCTGAGTCACATCTGTCCCCTTGTCCTTCTTGAGTCCGGTTTTGCGATAGGTCCTTAGCATTTGACGAATCGCGCTAGCCAACTCACCACTTTCCTCCGTGTAGAGCATCCATACTGTGCTGATGGTAGCCTTGTCCCACCCCTTGTGCTTGCACATCTCCATAGTCTCATCCCTATACTGGTTCATAGTTAGTTTTACTGCTCAGAACCTGTTTAACTGGGCAAGGGGCTTGCGGAACCGTATGACTAGAAAGATGCACGCAAACAAGAGCACCATTTCCGTGCCGAGTTTCCAGCTTTCTATGGCATCCTTGCTGGTGCCTTGGCTCGCCAGCCTCGGCTCCACCACTGCGTTACTGAAGAGGCGGATGGCCCGATCAATAGCGAAGAAAATGAAAAATCCTATGAGGATGTCATCAAGGGCCTTCATGTGCTACTAGAACCCAAACTTAAAGTTCTGGGGGAGCTTGTTGCCGTATGTACTTGTGTTCCTGGGGCGGGGGTCCGGCACGGGGTTGGCGCTTATGTCGCGGATATAGAGCAGCTGCTGAAGCACGCCAGACTCTATCGTCTGACAAGCCTCCATGACCGTCGTGCGATTCATATCGTCCAGTTGCTTCTTGACATCGGTATAGGGATCCTGTCGCATATTTACAAAAACTTTCTTCATAAGAGTCTGAAGATCTGCGTCATTCTGGCGATCTATGGCGTAGCCGGTGCTCGCCTGAATCTTTTGAATTATTGCCCGGTGAATTTGTTCTCGGTTGAACTCGGAAAAAAATGCCGAGTCCAGCGGTGTAGGTAGGTACTTGGTCGCCATTACTAGAGTGCGGCATAAAAAATAGGCATCTTGTAATGCAAATGAAAGTCCTCAAGCGCGATGGCTCTGTGGAGGAGATGCTGTTTGACAAGGTCACTTCACGGATCCGCAAGCTGTGCCATGGACTCGATGTGGCACCGGACCGCGTAGCTCAAAAAGTTTTTTCAAATATGTACGACGGAATCAACACCAGCGAGATTGACAGCCTGAGTGCAGATGTGGCCATAGACCTCATGACGGAAAACCCCGACTATGAGAAACTCGCGACCCGACTGACCGTAAGTAACATGCACAAAACGAGCCCAAAGTGCTTCACCGACTGTGCTCTGGCCCTGCACAATAAGGGCCTTGTGAGCAAAGAGTTCATCAAGAATGCGACGCTGTCCCTAGACTCGGCGATTATTCACGAAAATGATTACTCTTACGGGTTTTTTGGCCTCAAGACCCTGCAGAGGAGCTATTTGCTCCCAGGAGAGACGCCCCAGTACATGCTTATGCGTGTTGCCCTTGGAATTCACGGAGGGGACACCCACAGAGTTCGCGAGTCCTATGCCCTCATGTCGGCCAAGTACTTTACTCACGCCACACCAACCCTGTTCAACGCGGGAACCGACCGCCCTCAGATGAGCTCGTGCTTTCTGGTCGCGATGAAAGATGATTCCATAGAAGGAATTTACGATACACTCAAGGAGTGCGCCCAGATATCCAAGTGGTCAGGCGGGATCGGCATCCACTGCTCCAATGTGCGAGCCCGCGGGACGCCCATCAAGGGGACGAATGGAATTGCCGATGGGCTCGTGCCGATGCTCCGAGTCTTCAACAACACTGCACGCTATGTGAACCAGGGGGGCGGGAAGCGCAAGGGATCCTTTGCCGTTTACCTCGAGCCGTGGCACGCCGATGTCCTCGAGTTTCTGGACCTGCGCCTGAACCAGGGCGACGAAGAGTCGCGGTGCCGAGACCTCTTCACCGCCCTCTGGATATCTGATTCGTTTATGAATGCCGTTGAAAAGGACCACGACTGGTGGCTCATGTGCCCCCACGAGTGCCCGGGCCTGCAGGATGTCTATGGGCCCGAGTTTGAAGAGCTTTACGCGCGCTATGTCCTTCAGGGGAAGTTTCGCAAGGTCCTCAAGGCTCGGCAGGTCTGGGACTCTATTCTTCGGTCACAGATCGAGACTGGCACGCCTTACATGTGCTACAAGGATTCTGTAAACGACAAATCGAACCAAAAGAATATAGGAACCATCAAGTCGAGCAACTTGTGCACAGAGATTATGGAGGTCTCCGGGCCGGACGAGACAGCCGTATGCAACTTGGCGTCTCTGAGTCTTCCCGCCTTTGTCACGAGTTCAGGCTCTTTTGACCACGGCAAGCTGCACGAGGTGACTCGGGTCATTACACGGAATCTGAACCGGGTCATTGACCGAAACTATTACCCGACAGAAGCCGCCAGCAAGTCCAACCTCCTGCACAGACCCATCGCCATCGGGGTGCAGGGGCTGGCCGATGTGTTTATGATGCTTGGCCTTCCGTTTGATTCCAAGCCGGCCCGAGAACTCAACGAGGCCATCTTTGAAGTTATATATTGCGGAGCCCTGACAGCCTCCTGTCAGTTGGCCAAGGAGGAGGGGCCCTACGAGACATTCCTCGGCTCGCCAGCCTCTAAAGGTATTCTTCAGTTTGATATGTGGGGCAGGACCCCAGAAGGGTTTGAAGGGATCCGCGAAAGCATCAAACGGCACGGCCTCCGAAACTCCCTGCTTGTGGCGCCCATGCCGACCGCCTCCACGGCCCAGATCCTCGGGAACAACGAGGCGTTCGAGCCCTATACAACGAACCTGTATCTCAGGCGGACTTTGGCCGGCGAGTTTGTGATGATTAACAAGCATCTTGTTCGGGATTTACAAAAGTTGGGTATGTGGTCCAAGGGGGTCAAGGACCAGATTATCGCGGCAAACGGCTCAGTTCAGGACCTCCCGGGCCTCCCGTCCCGGCTCAAGGAGATTTACAGAACCGCGTGGGAAATTCCCCAAAAGAGCATTCTTGACATGGCTGCGGACCGGGGAGCCTTCATCGACCAGTCTCAGTCTCTGAACATATTCATGGAAAGTCCTACAACGGCCAAGCTCAGCTCTATGCACATGTACGGATGGAAGAAGGGACTCAAGACGGGTATGTACTACTTGCGGACCCGCTCCAAGGCCCAGCCCATCAAGTTCACCATCGACCCGGCTGTGCAGGCTGCCGCGCTCGCATGTTCCCGTGAAAATCCAGAGAGTTGTCAGATGTGCTCTGGCTGAGCCAGAACACGATGTGTGTTTGGGTTAAACAAAAACACTCAAAATAATTAAATGGACGAATGTTGGAAGAAACTTCCGGATGAACTGGCTCTAAAGATTGTAGATCTTTCAGAGGATATTGATCTTCGCCGAGCATTTGGATTCCAGCCTCGGAAACTCGACCCCAATCGGGCCTGGCGACTCGGGTACCTGCTGGGTTCCCACGATGGCCTGGTCTATGACTTGGACACCAAGTCTCTGCACATATTCCGGATCCCGGGCTGTCACGTAGTACGCAGACCGATAGAACTGGATTATGTGGATAGATGGGATTATATGTTCAATACTGCTGGAAAGTCACACACGGTCGAGGTGACCTGCTCTTCTGGAGCGTATTGTTTCATTCCAGATGCGACTGATTACTTTTTAACAGAACTCAAGGTGCTCCTCAAGGGGTCGGGTATCGCTCGGGCCATCAATTACGCTGGTTCAACTTCTTGAGTTCTCCGTTGAAGAAATTAACCATCTGGGCATACTGATTGCGCATTTTTATAGCGTGGGCCTTCTTGGCCTCGAAGACGCTCCTCTTGGACTGGCTGGCGTTC